TACCAGCAGAACCTTCTAAGCTAGCCGTAGAAGCACCTGCTCCTGGGTTAGCGTCGTTTCCACTGTAAGACTCAGCAATTTTGAACGGTGATAATGCTTCATCGCCAGCTGTGATGTTTGTAGCACCGCCAGTTGTTGTATCAGCATATCTTACTCTTAGAGTATGGATTTGTCCTACTGGACCTTGCATAGGTTGTACACCAACAATTTCGTTAGCGATTACAGTAGGCATTACACGTCTGATTACAGGTAGAATCACACGGTTTAGAGTAGCAACATTACCGGCTGATGTAGCGCCAGCAGTTGCAGCCTCTTTTAAGTAGTTACGGGTGTTTTCTAAAACAACGCTCATAGTTGATTTAGAATTTCCTTCTAAACCTTCCATAAGAGCCGATTTAGTGTCATCCCAACGGCTTTCAATTAATGTATCTGACATTTTAGATGTCTCCCTTATATTTAATTTACATTCCTGCCAGCTTTTTAAGGAGTACAACCCCCTCATCAGCTTGGCTGGTGTTAGTAGTTTTATTTCCAGTAACTTCTTTACGAGCTTCAGCAAGAACTTTCTTACTTGGAGCTTCGTCTTTTAGTACTGCTGGCAAATATTTGTCGTAAGCAGATTGTAATTTATCTGTTTGGACATTCTCGAGTAAACTTTGCATTACTTCAGCCTGCTTGTTAGCAAGTGGCTTCATTAATTCATTGAGTTTTTCTTTTCTGTTGATACCCTCGTTGATTTGCTCAATCTTTGCCTTTTGAGCGTCAACTTCAGTTGTAGAAGCGTCTAATTTCTCAGTTGCTTCTTTTAACTGTTTGTCTTTGTCAACAATTACTGCTTCCAATTCTTTCATTTCTTGATTTTCGTTCAAGTAACTAGTTGAATATTCAGCGGCAAATGTTTCAAACAGTTTACGACCAAAGTTATTTTCACGAGCTTGTTTGATATCTTCTTTAAGTTGAGTTAGTTCGTCTCTTAAAGTTGATGTTACAGATTCTTTAACAAGTTTACTTGCTTTTTCTACAAAGTTACCTTTGAGTTTAGCAAGTTGATCTTTTGCTTCAGATACTAATTTTACTTTAGTTTCAATGACGTCTTTCTTGTCTTTGTGGAACTCAGTAATTTCTGATGCCAAGTTTTCTATTACAAACTTCTCAAGTTTTTCCATTGTAACAGCTTGAGATTTACGATCTGATCTTAATTCATTAATCTCTTCAGCTAATTTCTTAACTAAAAAGCTATTGAATTTCTCAGCCGCTTCAGACATTTTAGCATTGTACTTAACTCTGTCTTCTGCTAAAGCCTTTTTCTCAGCTACTACTTGTTCAATTTCTTGAGCCAAGTTTTCTGTTACCATCTTGTCGAGAGCCTCAACCATAGTCTGTTTATCATGCTCATAACGACCAGCAAATTCTTCACGTAACTCAGCACGAACTTCTTCTTTAACTTCAGATAATTTCTTATCCCAAGCTTCAGAAATTTGCTTACGAGTTTCGTCGTTTACTAGATCACTGTCAAGCAACGGTTTGATGACTTCTAACATATTGGTCAACTCCTAACTTTTAATTCACGGATGAGTTTTAGTACTTCATCCTTTAAGTACTTCTGCACCTTAGTGTCATGCTGTGCTTCTTTGGCAATCTCTAAAACTTTATGACCATTGTTCATGTTCAAAAGCCCTTCGTATATTGCCGTAGGGTAGGCATTTGGTGCCGAAGGTTGTGCCACTACATCTATAGTGACTATCTCGAATTCGCTTACCTCACCGGTAGCTTCATTGACGTTGCCGCTTCCGCGACTGCTTACTCCCAACTTAACACCGCTGTCACACATAGTTTTCACTAGTTGTCCCATTGGCGTAGGGAGAATCTTTAATTTACCAAATCCATTTGGACCGTCCATCCACATATTCTCTACCATGTGGCAAACTCTATCTAGGTTAACTTGTAACCCTTCAGGGTGGTCTACTTCGCCTAGCACACTATTGCCAGTACTGATTTGGTCATTTAATGTTTTTACTGCCGAAGCAATTTCGTTCACAGGATATACACGTTGGTTAGCATTTTTTACCCCACCTTGTATACAAATACCTTTCATGTAAAGATCTTTACCGTCGTTGGCAGATTCCATTACTAGTCCTGCTTGATCGAACGTTAAATTTTCTTGTAATAAAGGTCTCATTTCCTATGTCCTAATTATGCTTTAGCTTTTGGTGCCGGAGACAATGCTTGTTTGGCGCCAGGCTTGTTTTTATTACCTGCGTCGCTAACTTTAGCCTTAGGTGCTGATTTAGATGCTTCTTCTTTATTAGCAGTCTTAATACCACCTGGTTGTGCTTTAGCAACAGGAGAAGCAGATGCTTCAGATGATGTTACAGGAGCAGGTGCTTTTTGAGTGTATTCAACAACTTCTTCTGTTTTATCTTCTTCAACTTTGTCTTCTTCAACTGCTTCAGCTTCGTCAACAGCTTCTTCACCTTCAACTGCTACTTCTTCTGTAGCTTCCATTTCTGGTTCCATTTCTGGTTCCATTTCTGGAGCAGGTTCTTCAGCTGGTGCTTCGTCTTCTTTACCAGTCATTTGTTCAAATTCGCTTCTTAGATCGTCAATAGCTGTTTGAAGGTCCATTAGTTCGTCTTCCATACGTTCCGCATCGTCGTCGTCCATTTTTCCTTCTTCACCATCAACGCCCATTTCGTCAGACATAGCATCAGCGTCTGCTTCTGGCTCTTCGCCTTCATCATCGTCTTCTGCTGTTATTCCAACTTCATCAGCTTTAATATCGTCAATCATATCAGCTGTTTGATCACCAGCTAAAGTTTCTTCAACTTCGTCTGTTGCTTCTTCTACAGCTTCTTCTGATTTTGATTCTTCAGTTTTTTCGGCTTCTTCAACTTTTTCATCAGTGGCTTCTTCAACTGCTTCATCTTTAGAAGCTTCGTCGATATCAGCAAGATCTTCTTCATCGATTAAGTTTTCGTAAATTTTACGAGACTCATCAACAGCGATCTCATGAAAGAGTTCCTTAGCCTTATCTTCTTCCTCATTGACTACTAGTTCAATAAGTGATTTCCATTTGTCATTCATGTTGTGACTCCTTTTCAATGAGATATGGCGCATTTTCGTAATAGTATTTACAAATATGCTATGTTAATTAGTTATAATAGCATAAAACGAGCACTTTTGGCTCGTTTCATCTAAATTAGTTATTTTTGTTGTTTTTATAAGCCTGAGTCGTCTGATTCTTTTTGCCCGTATTGTGCCTTAATTTTTTCAACCATTTTAGATTTCTCAAATTTTTTGGCATCATACATCTTTCTCAAGCTATTAAGTTGGCCTAAAGTGAGCTTACTCTTACGAGTATCGCCTTGTGCTAAAACGCTATCATCCTTTGTAGGATCATAAAATTTGTCATCTTGTTGATTTAATTCAAATAATTTCATAGTACACCTATTCTTTCTATATAAAAGGACGACCGACTTTTAACGTACCGGTTGTAATTGTTTTTAGATCACCAGAGTTGTTATTGCCCGGTTTATATAATGTAGGCATATTGCCTTTTTTAAGTGTAGACCTTGGATGTCCTTGTGCTACACGTTTTTCAGCCGCAAGTTTTAACTTTGCTTCTTGTCTTTGGCGTTTATACTGTAAATGTGATATTCCGTTTTCGCTCATACTTTTATTTAGTGATATTATATTGAAATATCTTCTGGTTCACCACCAGCGTCTGCTCCAGGTTCTGCATCTGCTCCTGCTTCAACATCACCTTCTGCTCCGCCTTCTAGGTCTCCGCCTAAGTCGTCGCCACCTAAACCATCTAGGTCAGCACCTAAGCCACCTGGTGTTAATCCAGCACTTCTAAGAGCTTTTCCGCCCATCACGTTATCTGAATCACCTTGTTCTTCTCTCCACAATATATCGTTTTGTTTCATTTCTTCTTCAGTTAAGCCTAAGAAACGTTGTAAAGCAAATCTCTTACTAATGTAAGGAACGCCTTCTGTTTGTGTGAAGTTACTAATTCTACTAGCATCAATATCACTTTGTCTGTAACTAGCAAAGTTTTGAGGCTCATTAAATTCAATATCAAATATTGAATTATCTATGTTAACACCTCTCCAACGTAACCACAATTTAAATTCACTATCAAATGTACTAGATACTAAACTTTGTAATCTCATACAGTATTGGTTAAATCTATGTTCTTGTATTAACGCTGTTCCAACTTTACCGTCAACAAACGTGTTTGATCCATCGTCTGGAGAACTAGGTAGGTATGTACTTGGAATTCTTAATCCTCTGTACAGTTTATTAGTAAAGTATTTTAAGTCTGAAATTTCACCTAGGTTTTCACCACCTGGTAATGTTTCAACTTTAGAACCTCTACCTTCTGCTGTTTGAGGAAAGAAATAATCTTCATTGATTGATAATGGATTGTAAGTAGCATCCATCATATTACTTCCACCGCCACTTTGAGTAGGAATACGTCTTTGGTGTATTTCGTTTTTAACTCTTTCTACATAGCCCATTGCCATATGTGTTGGCATATTACCAACGTCAATGTAAAACACTCTTCTTTCAGGTGCTCTTTGAACTCTGTAAATTATAATAGCGTCTTCTAGTAATTCTTTTTGTTTGAATACTTTAAATATTGCTTCTAGTACTGAAGTACCAAATGGCCAGTTGTGATCTAAACCTTCTGTTAAACTTAAATGTACAACGTGGTCTGCTTCAATTGAATTTTCTCTTACTTCTGTTTGTCTACCAGCATAAGAACTTGAATTATTAAATCCTGTTGTAGTAGAACTTGGTTGTACTGTAGCTGTTTCTGTATGTTGTGGTGCTGTTATTGTTAAGTTCTCAAAGTTAGGTGCTACATCTTTTAACACATAAACTTCAGGTGCTTTACCTTTTGCTTCGTTAACAATTACCTTAACAACATTTTGAGGTTCAACCCAAAACCATTCATAAGTTTCTGGATCTCTAATAAACGTCTGATCACCATACTTTAAAGTATTACGAAAAATCTTAAAAATTCTTTTGTTAAAATCATTTAAGCTAGTCCAATTTTTAAGTTGTTCACTTAAAACTTTTACTTCAGTTTCAGTTGGACTCTCTTTAAATTTAAACTTAAATGGTGTGCCGTTTTCCGGCGACTTCATAGTACAAAACTCAGCAAGGATATCAATAGCAGAATTTACTTCTGAATCTGAATCCATTGATTCATATTGATTGTATCTTTCAATCCTATTTGGATGTCCAATATAAACTTCAGGTAATGTACTTTGGTAGTTCTTAAAACCTAAATCGGGAGTACTTCCTCCTCTTGCTCCAATTGGGCTTAGGTTTCCTGTATCTACTGTTTTAAAATATTTTTTCCAACTCATTTTATTTTTCCTAATCCCATTAACTGGGTATATTACTATTTAGTTACGAATAGTTTGAATCCCTTAAATCTCGACTCACTCGATATGTTCGTTTTGCTTCTCCTAACAATGATCTCAATGTACTTATTTGGGCATTCATGGCTTCTGTATGTCCAGCATTATTAGTATTACTGGCTACTAGCTTCATAGTAGAATTTAATTGGTCTAATTTAGCCGCAATTGCCATACTGTCTTTTGCTGTTGCTAGTTCATTATTTGGAGTAATTGTACCTGCTGAACTAGGCGTAAATAATTCTGCTCCGCGTTCTCCAACAATATGTGGCATTCCTAATCCAGTCATTCCGCCGTATTGTAATTTAGGAATACTTGAAAAGCGATCGCTACCTGCTTGGTTTTGCCATGATTGCCAAAACTTATAGTTTGGTGATGCTAAATTAAATAACCCTTCACCTGTGTCATCCTTTGACCAATTCCATTCATCTCCTGTTTTACCTAAGGCCTGTCTTATTTGGCTTATGTACATTTCAGCTTTAGCTTTGTCTACTGCCATCAATTTTTGCAAATCTGCCATTATTGTTGCGGCGCCAGATACTGATGTACCCATGCCTCCCATGCCGCCGGATATATAAATTTTACCACCTTTTCCTGCTTTGAGAGATTCTATTATGTCTGGTATATTATCTCCATGAACATTACCACCGAGCGCCGAAAATTCTTTTTCAGCTTCACCTTCTAATTCTGCGACTATAGAAGCTGACGAATTTTTATTCGCCGATTGAAATACTTTGTTTATTGTTTCATTACTGCCTGATCTAGCACTATTGGTCATAGCCCTTAGGTCGTCATCGGACATTTGATTTATTGCTGAATTCATAGATTCAAGCGTCATACTAGGATTACTTTCTTGTAATTTTCCAAGTAAGGCTTCTTCGCCGCCGTGGCTTTTATATAAATTTTCTTTTAAGCCAGTAGTACTCATTCCGCCCATTATATAATCTAATGGATCACTAGCAAAAATTCTAAGTTCTGTAGCAAATTCATCTAGGCCTGTAATTACTTTTTGTATACTTTTACCAATGTCTACATCTTCAAGTCCCATTTTAACGACACCTTGTTGAATAGCATTTTGAACTTCTTGTTTTATAGTACCAGCTACATCGCTTAAGGCCGCTTCAGCTAATAAAAATTGACCACCAGCTCCATTTGCCTTTTTACTTACATGGTCTACAGCCGTTCCTGTTTTGCCTATCTGATTCATAAACTGTTGTAAATCACTTGCGGCTTGTACTGATACTGTAGCAATATCACTTATGCCGTATAAACCTCTTAATTCTTGTGCTGAACTTTCTATGCCTGGGCCTAATGTTTTTAATCCTGCTAAGAATC